CAGGGCAGAGCAGTTAAGGCCGCATGATAAATTAATAAACTTTGAACAATGGGTAACTACTCTTATACGATAGATTCGCAAATCACAGAGGTAAGCTATGCGGAGCCGGTAACGCTTGCAGAAGCGAAGCTATACATCAGGGTAAGCCATACAAGCGAAGATGCACAGGTTTCGCAACTGATTAGTTCTGCCCGTAAGATAATCGAAGATGCAGCAGGTATCAGCGTAATAACAAAGCAGGTGAAAGTATGGTTCAGCAATAAGGGTGGTGCATATCAACTGCCATATGGCCCGATTACTTCCGACATTACATTATACGATGACTATACCGGTACAATCCTAACTGACAAACGAATCATAGGCGGTAATTATCCAAGAATTACTTTTCCACAGATAGAAAACATGAGGGCAGAATATACGGTAGGATATACCCATGTACCTGCTGCTTTGAAGTTTGCTATTCTTGACCAAGTCAACCATATGTACGAAAATAGGGGAGCAGGTGCGGAAGGTATGGGCATCTGTGAGAAAGCATGGAGAGCGTGTCAGCAGTTCACCCGTCAATCGCCAATAATATGAGGTTAAAAGGCACAAGACCGAATTACTTATCAGCAGAACTACTGCATGAGCCGATAGGCATACTTCAACCTACACAGGTGAGCGATGGTGAGGGGGGTTATACGGTTACCTATGCGAATACTGCCACCATTTGGGGTATGTTTATTCCGCTTGGAGATAGCCGTTCTTTGATTGCAGCGCAGGTAAGTTACACGGCATCCGCTACTGTATTCGTGCGCTACCCCCTTACAATCGATCAGACCTACAGATTAGAGATAGGTGGCGAACAATATAGCATCCACTCTATTACGAATGTGGAGAATAAGGATGAATATTTGGAAATACAAATCTTTAAGTAATGGCCGAATTCAGCATGAATTTAGTGGGGGGCAAGGCGGTCAGAAAAATGTTTGACATTGCCGCTGAAAGGATGGGGCCAGGTCTTAATAACTTGATGTCGCAATCCGCATTGAACATTGAACGCAATGCAAAGCGGATGGCTCCTGCTAACTTGGGTAAATTGCGGCAAAGCATAAAGCATAACATTGGTGAGCCGTTGATGAAATCGGTTTATGCAGATATTGGGTATGCTGCGTATGTAGAGTTTGGCACAAAGAAAAAAGCAATGACCCATCCGATACATAATGGGTTCGCTGCTTATGCTGCACAATTCAGAGGGAAGGGTAAAGGCGATTATGGAGATTTGATACTTGCATTAATCTTCTATGTTAAGCGCAACAAATTAGCAGGAACGTATAAGGTAAAATCAAAAAGAAGGATAGGCAATAGAGATCAAAGGTTATCGGAAGATTTGAGGGTTGCTGAAAGAATGGCCTACTTTATACTTAAAAACGGTATCAATCCACAACCATTCTTGATACCTGCCTATCTTGATGAAAGACCGAAACTGATTAAGCGGATTCAAAACTTGTTACGCAAATGATAATGAAAAACCCTGCCATACCGATAAAACAATGGTTAGTAACTCAACTGGCTGCCTATACCTATGTTGATGTGTACGATGCTATGGTGCCTGCAAATGAGCCGGCTGAATACATTACCATAACCGGTAGAACATCCGGGCAGGAGCAAGGGAAGGAGGGGTACGTTAACATGGTTTCCGTCAACATAGATATAACAACGAAAAGTAGTAACTTTGGGTTCAAGAGAGCGGAGCAAATAGCGGATGCGGTGATGGGTGCGATAAATAGTGATACGGTGGTTGTGTTACCTGTGGGATGGGATTGTAAAAATGTGGTTTTGGCATCGGTAACTAACTTGGAGGACTTGGATCCATTTGATAACACTTTTCGTGTAATTTTGCGGTATGAATTTATAATCAGTCAAACACAATAAATATGAGTTACACTTTTGTAAATGCGAGGGACATAATCCTTCAACTGGATTTCGACAGAAACGGTAGTTTTCAGACCGTTGCCTGCCTTACTTCAAACTCAATGGAAATCACAAGAGATGCCATTGATGCCGATAGTAAATGTGGAGATGAGCAACTTCCCGGTAATTCCGTAAGTCAGACAATCAGTTGTAGTGGAAATGCCATTGACCAAACAGGTAGTGGTAGCCGTGAAAGCTATGACCGTTTGTATTCAATGCTCGTTAATCGGGATTCTATCCCTGCCCGTTTTGGCCCTGCTTCCACCGTTAGTGGCGACATCGTGTATAGCGGTAATATATTTGTTACTTCGCTTTCATTGGATGCTACTGATAAGGACTTGCTTAAGTTCGATGCGGAGTTCCAAGTTCAGAATGCTCCACTTACCCAAACCAAGACATACTAATTTATGCCCGTAGCATTTGAGTTAAAAACTTCAACGGGCAGCGTTAGTTTACTTTGGAATAACTGGGCGATGCACCGATTCTGTGAGATGAATGGCAACTTGCCAATAGGTAAGATGTTGGAGATGTACGATGGGCAATCCTTAACCTTTAAGCACGTTATTACAATGGTGCAGGCGGCAAGTGAGGGAGCCGGTAAGGTGATAACCGAAAGGGAAGCATCGCAGTTGATTGATGAAGGTGGTGGATTGCAGTTCACAGGTTCGCAGGTACTTGAATTCATCCAGTACACTATGAAGGCAATGGTGCCGGATGTACCTGCTGATAAAAACGTACCGGAGGAAGAAAAAAAAAGTTAAACCACCGGGATAAGACCTGGGATGAGGTTATAATTCTCGCCATTGAAGCCGGCCTAACTATTGAGCAGTTTTGGCAGGTTCGGTGGCGAGATTTTTTGCTTTATAGGAAAGCGTATGAAGCGAAGCAGTTAGCTGAATGGCAGAGGGCAAGGTTGATAGCTTATGTGATGTACTGCACGAACACGGACACGAAGGGGCGCAAAAGCATAACAGATTTCTTACCTTTGTCAACGGATGAGCAGCCGGATAGAGGGGAGAGATTGACACAGGAACAGTTCATAGAGAATATGAAGAAATTATCAGAAGCATTAAAATAAAGCAATGGCAGCGGAAAAACTCGAAATATTAATTAGTGCGGACAATAAGAAAGCCATTGCAGCGATTAAGGAAACTGTTCTTTCACTTGACGGGGTTGAGAAAGCATCGAAGGGGGCAGGGGGTGCTACGCAGAAAATGGGTAAGGACTTTACAGGTCTTTCCCGTGTTATACAAGATATGCCTTATGGCTTTAATGCGATTGCCAACAACTTAACGAATATCTTGCCTGCTGCCGGTGCAGCTGGGTTAGCCGTTTCAGCACTTGTTGCTGGATTGCAGTTTGCTTCATTAGGATTCGATAACTGGACAAGGGGGTTGATTGATAGCAAGGAAGCAATGGAAGGGTCAAAGAAAGTAAACGATGACTATATTGCTACTTTAGCAAAGGAAAAAACAGAACTTGACCTGCTATTCAAGACAATGTCTAACACGAACTTGTCAATGAATGTCAGGAATAATGCAATAGAAAAGGCAAGAGAATCATATGGTTCATATCTTTCAAATCTTACAGATGAGCAATTACTTACAGGCAATGTTGGAGATGCTTATTTAAAATTATCAGTAGCTATTGAAAAAGCTGCAAAAGCAAGGGCAGCACAAGATTTTATTGTTGAAAAGCAAAAGCAAGTATTAACATTAGAGCAAGAGATTGCTAAAGAAAGAGAGAAGTTAGAAAAAAGAAAAATAGAAATTCAAAAAGAAGGTACTACAGTAGCCCAAACTACAATGGGGGCAGTAGGACAAATTTATACTGTTCAACAAAAATTGGATTTAGCTGAAGCAGGTTTTATTGCACGAACAAAAGATAAAACTGCTGCAATTAAAGTATTAACTACAGAAATGAACTCATTATCTCAAACCTATGAGGATAATGCAGATAATGTAAATACAAATACTACTAAAAAAACAAAAGCAGTAGAAGTAAGTAAAGATGAAATCAATGCTTATGTAAAAGCACAAAAAGAACTTGAATACTATAACAATTTAATAGTAGAACAAACTGCCCTTAATAGGTTAAAAGCAACTATGGGCAGGTTAGAAACTGGAACGGTAGATAGTGCAGGCATTAACCTTCCCCAACAAAGAGACCTAACAAATATTCAGTTAACCACTACTGCTAACAACACATTAACCAAAGCACTTGGAGAACAATCAATGGCTTTGAGTATGTTAAAGTTAAAGAAAGATGAAGCATTCGCAGCAGATACGGCAAACTACTTAACGCAATCAATGACTGGAATGTTCAATGCTATGATAAACGGTCAAAACATTGGTACTGCATTGGGCGATATGTTCAAAAGGTTAGCAGTTGACATCGCAATGGCAGCAGCGAAGGCGGCAATATTTCAGGGCATTATGTCTGCATTAACTATGGGCGGAAGTGCTGCATTTAAAGGCGGTCAAGCAGTAGGGGCATCATTAATGGGTGGTACAGTTGGTGGTGGTAAGAAAGGCGGTGGGTTCCTTTCACTTCTCGGCAAACTACTCGGCTTCTCCGAAGGCGGTACCGTTACAGGCCCCCGTTCCGGTTATCCCGTAATGCTACACGGCACAGAACACATTGTACGGCCTGACCAAATGCGCTCAATAATCGCATCCGCATCGCAGATGGGTGGAGGAAATAGCAGGGTAGTGGTGGAGGGTGTAGTGAGAGGTAACGATATATGGCTTTCACAAAGTAGAACCAATACATTTAGAGCATTAACAACTTAACATGGCATACGGGAAGAAATATACTTTCACGGCAATAAGCAAATCAGGGTTAACCTATGATGCTGAAATATGGGAAAATGATTACACAGGTTCCGTGTATAGCGTAGCCACAGGAAATAGTCCTTTTTTGTTAGAGTGCCTTGCTTCCGGTGATGATCCTTTTCAGCCCGTACTTCCTACACTATTTACCATAAGAGCGGATTTTACCGACTTTACAGGCCCATACCCAGACCTTGTTTCAACAGACGATAAAAAGTACTATGTAAGATTTTCGGCCAATGGTGGCACTTATTTTATATGGCAGGGGTATGTCTTAATGGATAGCATTAGCATAGCTTTTACAACGGGCAGAAACTTTGTTGATATTATTTGCGTGGATGGGTTAGGATTGCTTAAATCAGTACCATACGTTCCTACATCTGCAAATATCAACACATCCGAATCATTACTGCAAATCATTCGCAACTGCTTAAAGAATATTGAATTTCCGGTGCAGTACTATATCAATTCGGCAATCAATTACTATGCAACGGCACATAGTACATCAACATCATACATTCGCAATACTCACATCTTCCCTGCCCGTTGGACTAATAACGATTATACTTATAAGAACTGCTATGATGTACTCGAAGATATTTGCATTGCTCACGGTGCGCAAATATATCAATCGGGTGGGGAATGGTGGATAACTTCCGTAAATGAAAGAGCATCCGATACTATTCGGGTATTCCGTACAGATGGGGTATCTTCGACAGATACCTTATCGAATGTACCTATAAATAGAACTATTCAGCCGTATCAAGATAATGGGTCAGTACCATTTTACTTTGTAGAAAATAGCCAAACCAAAATAATCAAAAAGTCATTTAATTCGCTTGAACTTACCGGAGAATTAAAGTACCCTGAAAATACAGTTGACAATGGCAACATGGCATTGCTTACTTCCGGTGTTCCTACGAATTGGAGTAGAACATTGGGAAGTGGTGGCACATTTGTAATGGGGCCGGAAAGCGGTGTATATGGTGCAAGGTTTACATCCGGAAGTACTCAATCAACATTTACTGCTTTATCATGCGGCCTTGTAAGTGAAGGGGATATTTTAGAAATAGAGTTCCAATGTATTACTGCATCAACGGGCGACATGGAAATAGGGATAAGCGTTACAAGCGGTTCCACCGTGTATGCTTGGGGGAGGTTGGTATCTGGTGCGCCTGAATGGTTCAATAGTTTTCTATATTTTGAAGAACCGAAAAACAATACAGCGTTAGAAACTAAAACCATTATCACAAATCCATCGCCAATCACAGGAACTTTATCAATAGAATTTAGGGTTACTTCTGCAGGTATATCTAATATGTTTGTGGCAAATGTGAAAAGAAAAGCAAAGTCAGTGTATGGCCCTAAACAAGTTTTATTTAATCAAACGGCAAGTAATCAGTATAAGAAACAAATAACAACTCCTATAGGTAATCAGTTTCCGTTATTAAACGTCACGCAACTTCAATCGCTTTTGTCTGTAACAGATAATGCTTTAACTGGATTCACTCGATTCGGCATTAGCGGGAGTTATTCAAACCTTGCAACATTGTTATTTAGTCAGTTATACAACATCTATGCAAAGGCGAATATCAATATGCAGTTCACCCATTATAATCTGTTTACGGGTACATACGTTGCAGGGTTGTTGCATACAATAGGGGTAGAGGATCCATCGGGTGTTATTAATGTTAATACATCAAGGTTCATTTTAGGACAATGTACTTTTGATTACATTAACAATACTTTGTCAGGTACGGCAATCCAAACGAGGAATGAAATATTAACCTATACACTTATTTCATCATTGCAGGAAACCCCACCTGTGCCATGTTACAAGTACTATAATTATACGGGTGATTTTTGGTCGGGTGAATACACAGATTGTGAGGGACTTCCGAAAGTTGCATTAACTTTGCCACCAGATCAATTCATTTGCTCTAAAACTACACCGGTGCCTTATGGTATTGATTCATTAACAAAAGGAGAACTCTGCTAACTATGACACCAGTAACCGGACAAAAACTCAACCTTTACAGGTACAATTCAATCGCAATGACAGACAATCTCATTGCGTGTGCAAGGACTTGCACTTTTTCGGTGGAGGTGGATGCAATGGAAACTACTAATATCAGTAGTGCTTGGTTCAGGCAATCAAGGCCGGATGTGGCTTCTTGGTCAATACAAGCGGATGGACTTGTTGTGTTGGATGATTATTCGTACTTGTTTATGCTCAATAGCCAACTGAATCGGGAGTTGGTATCACTTAAGTTTGTTATTGACAATGGCACGGCAGGGGGACTTGTAATCGTATCGGGTTTGGCATGGTTGCAATCTTTTACCATTACAGGGGCAAATAAGGACATCGCAACTTATCAAGTATCTTATCAGGGTACGGGTGTGTATAGTTTAGCAGGAACCACCGTAACGCCAACGGGGATAGTTATACAAGGTACAACTACACAGGTGCTGCAATATACTGCAGGTGGTGGGGAGACTTCGATAGCTATACCGGGTGGTGCAGGTAAAACAATGATATACGGCTCACGGGGTGGTACATCGTTTGAAACGATAAAGTATAACACGGGTTCGCCTGATACGGGTGCATTATGGATAGTAAGTAGTGGTACGCTGACTGTTGATAGTAATGTTCCTTTTGTTCAAAATGAGAAAATATTAATTTTAGTTCAATAATATGAGAAAGTTTTTAACAATCTGTGCAATACTTTTATCCTTATCCGCTTCCGCACAATGGCAATTAACGGGTAGCCGTGTACGTTATGTAAATGGTATCGGTATTCCTACCCGTGATACTTCCGCAATGACCCCTGCTGATAGTTCACAGATCCTGATTCGCCCTGCTGATTCGGCATTGTATGTGAGGTATAAGAGGGCATGGCAGAAAGTAGGGGCAGGGGGAGGTGGTATTAGTGGTAGTGGTACAACTAATAGAATCCCGAAATGGACTTCATCGAGTGCTTTGGGAAATTCATCAATAGTTGATTCGGCATCTTCAGTTGCTATGACTATTAATCCATCAGGGAATGTGGGGATTGGTATAACAAGTCCGACAAGAAAGTTAGACATTAGAGGTGCATCAGGCGTTGCGTTGCAGATTTATGAAACATCAACAGGAAATGATAACAGATTAATAATTAGTCAAGTAGGGAACGAGGCAAGATTTCAAAATACATTTACAACAGGTGCTGCAAGATACACTTGGCTGACAGGTTCGACTGAAATAATGAGAATAGATACAAGCAGCAACGTAGGTATAGGTTACACCGCCCCTGCTGCTAAATTAGCCGTTAATGGAAGAACATTAATAAACACGAATACGGATAATGGTGTTGATGCTTTGCAGGTTAGCGGAAGTATGAACGTATCAGCAAGGGCAACGGCGCAGAATTTGTCGGTTACGAATAATATTAGTGTAACAAACGATATTAATCAAGGGAGTGGAACGGCTAATGCAAACTATACTATTCTTGCCAATGGTACTTCAAGTGGTTGGGCGGGCAGAATGGTTGGTGAATATGCAACAGGGCAGTTTTATTTTCAGCATAGAAATAATACACCAACTTGGACTACTTGCTTTTCATTGAATGCAAATGGAGGTAAGGGGGGTACAACATTTTTTGATAATGCGTTTATAGGTGGCGATGGATGGTTAACTGTTAATGGTTCTACAAATAACGGAGTTGATAAGTTACAAGTAGTAGGTTCATTAACTGCAACAGGTATGCAGCAAAAATACCTTGCCCGTACTACCGCATACACCGCTACAACTTCCGACTACCTTATTGACTGTACATCGGGTACTTTCACCGTTACTCTCTATGCAGCATCGGGAAACGCAGGTAGAATTCTAATGGTAAAAAATAGTGGTGCAGGCACAATAACCGTTGATGGCAACGGTGCAGAAACTATTGATGGTGCTGCTACTTATTCATTATCAGTACAATATGCTACCGTACAATTAATGTGCGATGGCACTAACTGGAAAATAATATCTAACTAATAAACAATATACTATGCTTACCGCAATCGCTTTATCAATCGCACTAACAACAACGGCGCCCGTACAAGTACAACAAGCAGACACTATACCTGCATCCATACAAGTCAAACCTGTAGAGTTCAACAAACTGACAAAGGATACCATAACTCAAGTTACTTGGGTAGTATTTGGACTTAGTAGAGATACAACGAAAGGTTGTAATTCTTATGTTGAAGCGTATGACAGAAAGGGGAAGAAGATTACAGATGGCAACGTGCCTATCCCTGCACACATAGTGCAACAATGGGGAACGGATAACACACTCATAGATGATTTTATTCTCAACTTTTACAAACTGATAAAGCGTTAGACATGGAACACCAAACAAATGATGCAGGAATAAATGGTCTGCTTGTAACATTAACCTTTTGGGTATTTAGCCACTTGACTGCATCGGATGTGGCAACGTATTGCACCATACTATCAGCACTCGTTACAATATTCGTGAACATAAATAAGTACAGAAATGGGAAAGACAAATCTTAGTTTAACCAATGTAAACAAGCCGGCACCTAAATGGTACCGCAAATCAAAAAGAATCATCGGGTTATTATCCGGGCCTACCGTAATGGCAGTATTTCAAGTATTTAACCTGACCGACAAACAAATGGCAAATGTGGGTATTATTATCGCATTTTTGCCGACATTATTGGAGGTATTCTCCGCATTACTCGCAAATGGTGAACACTATGCAATCGTACCTGATGAACAAGACCCCAAAGTTTAATTGGTTCCCGTTTGTTTTCATTGCAATATTGGTACTATTAGTACTGCTATCCTGCAATTCAGTAAACAAATCAAGGGGAAAAACAGAAACACTGACAATATACGAATACGATACATTAAGAGTATCGGTAGTAGATACTACCCGTACACTTCAAGAATGGATTGACATTCAGACAAAGACGGTAGAGTTATTCGACACAACCTATACAACCGTTCCTATCCTTCGCAAGCGGATAATCTATGAGAATGTAAAGGCATCCAGTAAAGAGGTGGCAATGGGTGTAAGTAGAGATAGCGTTAAGGCAACGGGTACTATAATAGGTTTCAGTCAATCAGACTATCGGAATAAGGAAACCAAACGATTGCCGTCTTGGTTAGCGTTATCCATTGTCGCAGTTATATCATTTGTAATCTATAAGCTATGGCGAGAAAAATAATCTTATCAGCCGGGCATGGTGGGAAGGATCCAGGTGCTTCCGGTAACGGCTACATCGAACGTGATTTAGCCATTGAATTAAGGGATATGATTGTGGCCGAACTGCAAAAGGAAGGCATTGAACCGCTTACAGATAGCAATACCAATGCACTATCACAGACACTTGCTTGGCTGCGTGGTAAGTTCAGCAAAAGGGATATTTTAGTTGACATCCATTGGAACGCATCCGCAAACGTGGAAGCAAAGGGAAGTGAGGTCATAGTACCCGATAACGTGAGCAAATTTGAGCATGAGTTAGCACAATCCCTGCTGAAAGTATTTACTTCCGTTGGCTTTAAGGATAGGGGAATCAGACCCGAAAAGCTAACTGCACGCAGGTCATTAGCCTGGATGAAAGCGGATGCGGAAACGGTGCTGATTGAGGTATGCTTTATTACTAACCTTACCGATATGAAACTCTACCAAGCGAATAAATGGGGCATTGCCCGTAAGATTGCAGGGGTGCTGAAATCGAAAAGTAATGAGTAAATTTGCATAAATAATTACAGATGGCATCTTTCAATAAATTCAACTCATTCGTGGAAGCAGTAGCAGAAGGCACCCACAATCTGGGGAGCAATCAGCTAACCATTGCACTAACTAACACGGCACCTGTTGCTGGCAATAGTGTACTGGCAAACATTACAGAAATCACTTACACGAATTTATCCACACGAAATTTAACCACTACTTCATCCTCGCAGACAGGTGGACTATACAGATTGATAGTTGCGGACACTACCCTCACTTCAACAGGTGGTAGTACAGGGCCATTCCGCTATGTGGTGGTGTATAACTCTACGGCTGCCGGTGGGCCACTTATCGGGTGGTTTGATTACGGAAGCAGCATCACCCTGCTTTCGGGTGAATCTTTAACGGTTGATTTTGACCAAGTTAATGGACTTTTAACACTTCAATAATGGCAGATAACGTAGGATATACACCGGGGTCGGGGGAGGTAATCGCCACAGATGACATCGCAGGGGTGCAGTACCAACGGGTAAAACCTGTGTGGGGTGTTGATGGGGTGGCTAATGATGTGAACAATAACACGCCACTCCCCGTAACAGGCGCACAAGAACTCATGGAAGCTATCGAAGCTATGCGGATGGTGATACAATCACTCAGCCGAACTATCGGAATGGCGCAGGTAGAAGCACTTACCGGAAGATTACGGGTAGCAGTAGAATCTATTGTTGCAATATCTGGTACTGTTACTGCGAATCAGGGTGGTACATGGAACATCACCAACGTTGCAACCATAGGTGGTGTGGCTGCGAACTCACAGGTTCAATCCTTTGAAAGAATGACCGCTGATAATTTAAGAAGAAATATAAACGTAACATAATGCCAACTACAAACGGAAATAGACAGATATTAGACCTTAAGAGATGGGAACAAGTAACCCCTGCACCTGTAGCATCAGCAGCAGGTGCATTCATAGCATCTTCCCGGCACTTTAAGCAGAATCAGTTGTATGTGCAGGCACCAACGGTTGCATATTTATACAACCCCAATGAGGATGGATGGGTACAACTGCCTTCCCCTGCACTTGCAGGTACTTTGGCAGCAGGGGCATCCGCTACCGCCGGGGCATGGAGTACAGGTACAACTATCGGGGCATCGCTTACTGCCACCGCAGGTACTACTTCGACAATCACAACCAACCAAACTATCGCCCGTTCATTAGCCGGGTATTCAGTTCACATCCTTGCCGGCCCGAATGCCGGTGTTACGCTGCAAATCGTTTCCAACACTATTGGAACTAACGCAGTTATAACCGTAGCTACACAGGCATCGGCATTTTCTGCTTCTACCGTTTACCGCCTTTGCACTCCTGTATGGTATGTACTGGGTTCGGGTACTTTGGCATCAGGTTCTTTTAAAAAGTATGACTATGCAACCAACACATGGACTACCCTATCTCAAACCGGATTGGCTGCATCGCTTGCAACGGATGGCAAACTGATTGCAACCCCTTCTTGGTATGACCAAGATTATGTGCCATTTGCCTCCGGTACTGCAACTTCCGCAACGGCTACCACTTTGGTCCATACCGGTAAGACATGGACTGCTTCCCAATGGGTGAACTCGCAGGTTAGAATTGTATCAGGAACAGGTGCAGGGCAACTTCGTACGATTACGGCGAACACAACCGACACGCTCACCGTTGCAACATGGACAACCACGCCAGATGCAACTTCCGTATATCAGATTAGCGGAAATGATAACTTCCTTTATTACATGGGTAATAACGCAGTTACCTTGTACCGATACGATATTGGTGCGAATACATGGTCAACACTTTCACCTGTTGCAGCAAGGGCAGCAGCACCCGGAGCAGGAATGTCAGGGCATTGGATATGGGGTGTAAGTGCAACTGCATGGACTTCCGAAAATGCTATAATCAACGGTCGCAGAATCTACTCATTCAGAGGGGGTGCAGGTGGTGTACTTGATTATTACGACATTGCCGCAAACACTTGGGTATCGGGTGTAACGTATGCCCCTGCTGCTGAAACATTTACCACAGGTACGAAGTATGCCTACTATAGTGATTTCATCTACATTCAAAAGGATGCCACTAACCGTTGGTACAAGTATGATATAGCAGGCAATGCAATGGATGGATGGAATACTATGCCTGTAGTACAAGGTGCTGCCATTGTCGGAGATACTGCTTTTGATGTTGAATATCAGGATGGCACAACTATAATTGTGTACATTTATATGCTGATGAACACATCTACTTTAATGTACAGGCAAATGGTAATCTAATGACACCGCAAGAAGAAAAAGAACTATGGAACAAGCGAATCAATCACCTTCAGCTACTGATAGGTGCAGCGAAGCAGCGTGGGGATATTGAATGTGTTATACAACTTGAACAAGAACTAATAAAAGCTAACAATGCTTTTAACGCTATTACGTAACCAGGGTGCAACGGGCAATACCATTGTCGCAGATAGGGGTACATATACCCTAACCGGTAACGTAGTAGATTTTAGGGCAGCATATCGAATTGCAGCAGTTGTTGCTGCTTTCACACTCACCGGGGCAGATGCTGACTTTACCATTGGCAAAACAATCGCACCCAACAGAGGTACATTTACCCTTACTGGAAATGATGCCGGCACCATTGCAAACAGGCGAATTGAAGCGGAAAGGGGAACATTCACACTAACCGGCACAGATGCAGACCTTGTAAGGGTACGTTCTATTGCTGCTGATATTGGCGCATTCGTATTGACTGGCATTGATGCTGACCTTGTCAAGAGTTCAACAACACCAACCATAACGGCTGCACGGGGTACATTCGTGCTGACAGGTTTCGATGCGAATTTGATTATACCTTTGTATCAGTTTAACGCCAATGTAACAATACAAGCAGCGCAAAGCACACAGGTAAGTATTATTAGAGAACAAAATACAAGAGTTTCTATTGATGATGAACAAAGCACACCGGTAACCATACAGGCATCGAATGACTATAATGTAACGATAACATCAACTTTTGAATCATGATATACAACGGTACCAACGTAACTATAAAACTCACAGAACAAGGGGTGAATCTACACAACCCTACATCTGCTGACATTTATTATAAAAAGCCATCCGGTCAAACTGGGTCATGGAGTGCAACGATTATCGCTAACCATGAGATAACGTACACTACAACGGTAGGTGATATAGACATCCCCGGACTATGGATATTGCAGGGAAAGGTTGTGAAAGCAGGGGTAACCTATTGGACATCTTTGGCTGAAATGATAGTTGAAGCGCATTTATGACCAAAAGCGAAGTAGCACGTTCTTATAGGGATAAGTATGGGGCAAATATGCCTTCAATGAAACTTGCCCGTATAATGTATGCTGAAAACAATCTGCTATTTAAAGACGTTGAATCAGCAAGGTCATTTTTGCGGTACATCGAAGGGAAATTTGGTAGTGCATACACAAAAAGCGTAAACAAAACCGAATACTACATGAAAGAAAAAAGACCAATGAATCCGTATAACCTACCGGAATCACATCAAGAGAAAAGGCAACCATTTAAGCTACCTACCGCCTGTAACAACATTCTGCTGATTTCCGACCTGCACATCCCGTACCATGACATTGATGCCATTAATTTGGCTATCAAATATGGTGTGGAAAACAAGATTAACACAATCTTTATAAACGGGGATTTGATTGATAACCACCAAGTAAGCAGATTCGAGAAAGACCCCCGTAAAAGGTCTGTCAAGCAGGAATTTGATGCCACAAAGCAATTTCTGCGATCACTACGGGCAGTATTCCCCGATGCTCACATTTACTGGCTAAAGGGCAACCATTGTGTTCGCTGGGAAAAGTTCCTGCTGCAAAAGGCAGCAGAGATATGGGATGATCCGTATTTCCACTTGGAGGAAAGGTTACAACTTAATGAGGAAAGAGTACATCTGTTGGATGATAAGGTATTGGTGAAGGCCGGTAAATTGGCTATTACTCATGGCCATCACATATTTAAAGGAATATTCACACCTGTATCTCCTGCAAGAGGAGCATACACAAAAGCAAAACAGAATGTTATAGTAGGTCATTTACATAGACCTTCACATCATCCTGAAAGTGATATGGAAGGAAATATAAATGCAGCATGGTCAATGGGTTGCTTATGTCAATTAAAAATGGACTATTCACCATTAGTTTCTAACTCATTGCATGGATTTGCACACATAATTGTAGAAAAGTCAGGTGATTTCCAAGTTAAAAACTTTCAGATAATCAACGGCAAAATATACTGATATGAAAGTTGTCAGGCGCAAATTGGGAAAGGAGAAAGCGGATGGCTTGGCGCACATTGACGATAACACCATTGAGATTGATGAACGGCTCAAAGGTCGCTACCGGTTAGAAATAACCATACATGAAGCACTGCATATCCTATACCCTACTGATTCGGAAACCGCCATCATTCGCAAGTCAAAGCGGCTGACTAATGTTCTGTGGAAGCAGGGGTATAGGTTGGTGGAGAAGTAATAATGCTATTCTTGCTCTATTCTTTCTTCATAAGTAACTTTACCAACTTGTTGTATAGTATTTACATCTCCTTTGGTTGTAAAGTAATGATAATGACCAGCATCATAAAAACGATACATTTTTATTCCGTCTTTTTCAAACAAAAATTTAATCCTAATTTGATTATCCTTTCCCGTTTGCTCAAAAGAAATTGATTTATTTACACATCCAATTAACGATACCAATGTTAATACTAATAAAATCTTTCTCATTGTTTACATTTTAATTTAAGTAGTCAGGACAGGATTCGAACCTGTATGAAACTATGTTAAAGTCCATTTTCACTTGTTAACTTAGTGTAGTTTCTAAACTCGTCTGCGTCTACCATTCCGCCACCTGACTGTTGTTTTACTTATCCTCCCTCCCATACTTCGCATCATACTGCCCTAACTGATAGGCAAGGAAACAAGTACCGATAAAGATTAACGCTGCGATTATAGCCATTGTTTGTCGTTTAAGTATGATTTAATTTCGTTATCGTATTTAGCAGTTAAGAAGTTGCTAACTAATTTCCGGCTATGAATAATTGAGGTGTGATCCCGTTCAAACATTCGACCAATCTTTGAGTAATTCAGTTTGCATTTCTCAAACAGTAAGAACTGGCAAATGTGCCGAGGTACTACAAATCTGCGCTTCCTTACTTGGCTGAATAGGTTATCCCTGCTTATGCCCCAATCTGCGCAGATAGTGTCGATTATTCTTTGCGCATCTACTGATGCTTTTCGATCTCTGTTGATTCCGGGTATTGCGTATGGATTCATTTTCTTTAAGTTTTTTAGCCATGCACGAATAAACATCGTACATGAGTTTTGAAGATATTTTCATTTTATGTTGTTATGGTGGAAAAAAACCCCCGATGCCGACCACCGGGGGAAACCAAAAAACCCTAACATGAGAGCTGAGAAGCAGCTGATCTAGAGTTCAAAGATAACATTTTTTTGAATTTTAACAGATGGCTAATCTCCCCACTATCATCATAGCAGATAATGTGGTTAAGATGCCTTTCGTATTGAAGTTCAAGGTTTTCAGCGTAATTCTGCGCTTGTTTGATTGTGGAAAAGATTAGTGTGGTCATTGGTTAAAGGTATTTGGTTAATAATAATTCAATCTCTTGGCGGTTTAAAAATTGTGCCGCAACAGATGCGCAAGCTCTTTCAAATGATTTTTCGGTAACACTTGCAGCGGCCATCGCAGCAAATGCGGCATCCCTTTCCTTGTCATTGCCAACATAACCGGCAAGTTTTTCAGCAACTCTTGCCATAGCCATTGCTTGGAATAGTTCATGTGTACCAATCACGCCATTAGCATAATCTCTTGCAGCTTGTATCGCTTTACGTGGACGGTCATCATTTGGGTATCGCTTTTCGTAAATGTGCAGCACTGATTCAGAACAATCTGCAGCAAATAATCTGATTTCTTTATCCTTTCCTTCAACTGCACATAATGCCCATACCGCATCTCTTATGCCGTTGGATTCGATTATAGTGGCAATAGATAGCGGCTCATCGTCTGCTTGTGTTTTGCCTAAATAATTAAGCAGTTTATTCCACCCATCTACGCAGGGTGAATGTGCTTTGATTTTGTTAAGGGTAGTGGTCATGGTTTATGGTTTTAATTGGTTATTCAATTCCGATTGTCATGCCCTTATATTCGATATTTTCGGGGCATTGCAGGGTTACCGAAAGGTGCGCCAGGTAGGACATGAACTGCTGCGCTGATTCTAAAGAATCGAACCACCATTCGTGGTTGAACCACTCTTTCGGAGCATTGGTACCGGAAATGGATGCCGGCATAGTGTAGCGATGTGTAGGATCCATGTGGAGCAGTTCCCGGAATGCTTCAATACTCTCTGAATGGGCATAGATGCAGTACTCTTCCCGAATGGCTAATTGGTTGCGCTCCCACCCTGGGCATTTGGTAGCGATGAAATTTTCCGCATCTTCGAGCGTGGTAAGATCATCGGTCAAACGAGATTCACTTTCGAGGAAATAAACGTTGTAATGCTTGGTTGGTGTGTTCATGTTTTTTGGTTTTGTTTCCACAAAGATAAAGTTATTCACACACACAATCCAAATATTTTTGGAATTATTTTTGGAGTTTAGTGGAATTTTTTAATAACTGCTTGATTTTCAATTCCTCATCTGGTGAAAGTTTTTCCTTTCCTCTTATCCAGCCATGTACTTTTAATTTGCGGATCCCTGCTTGTTTTTCAATTTGCGATACGTTAAAGATGTGCTGACCTTGTAATAGTTCTTTGATTTGCATAACGGTTGATTTGTAATTGATATTCTGATAAATTATTTATAAATCCTTCTAATTCCTTAATACATTGCTTAATATAACGAGCGTCTAAATGCTTATTAGGTACTTTATTAACGTATGATTCAATCAAATGAAATTGATAATCACTACATTCATCCATAATTGTTTCCCACCCATGAGTGTTTTCTTTATGTAAATAGTTGTCTAAATGAAAACTTTGTGAAGATTCTTTGAACTCTAATCTGTACACAAATTCACCATTATTGTTTTTTCGCATTCGCATAAAATATATTTTGACAAAACTACAAAAATATTTGGTAATTACAAAACAATACCGCAATTTTACACTCTAAAACCAATTTAACATGAACATTGTAAAACACACGGCCACCGAGATAATGAGCATCGGTAAGGCATTCGCAGAATCGGGAATGTTCCCCGACATTAAGTCCGCAGCACAGGCAATCGTAAAGATCCAGGCAGGTGCAGAATTAGGCATCGCACCTTTTGCCGCTATGAGTGGAATCCACATCATAAAAGGTAAGCCGACCATAGGGGCCGGTATTATGGCAAGTATGGTAAAGGCATCGGGCAAGTACAACTACAGAGTGGTTGAACAGACCGACAAGAAATGCTCCATTGATTTCTACGAGGGCAAGGAACTTATCGGCAATAGCACCTTCACTATTGAAGAAGCGAAGAAAGCAGGTACGCAGAACCTGGAGAGATTCCCCCGTAATATGCTTTTCGCACGGGCGATGAGTAACGGGGTTAAGTGGTATACTCCCGATGTATTCGCAGGGCCGGTGTATGTGCCGGAGGAAATGGAGTTCCCAACGTTGCCAGATGCCGAACCTACTAAACGCATTCTCACCAACGATCAATTCCAATCAGCACTCGTAAAGATACAAGATGGCGAATGTATCAAAGGCAGTACCGTTACCGTGTACGATTGGGTAAGAACCGAATGCCAACTGACAGAAGAACAACAATCATTATTTAACCTAATAAACTCAAACGACAATGGAACTGATTAAATTCAACCACACAACGAAGGAAGAACGCTCACAACTTGTCCGTGAAATCTTCGATGAAGTACTCAATGGCCGCATCAATCCTTTAGAACTGCATTTGCGACTAAAGTCAGCGGAGGAGGTGATTAAGCAACTCACCGGACTTGAACCATACAAAGCAATCCTATTGGATGAAGCACAGAAGTTTGGGAAATCATTTAACTACCAAACTGCGAAAATAGATATTAGAGAAACGGGGGTTAAGTATGATTATTCAGTATGTGGCAGTAGTGCATTAGCTGAATTGTACGAAAAGCAGGATGCTATAAACGATGCAATAAAGGAACACGAAGCCTACCACAAGCCATTGCCAGCATCCGGCATACAGGTACTCAACCCATCCACAGGCGAAGTAGAAACACATTATCCACCAACAAAATATTCTACCACATCGGTAGCGGTAACGCTTAAATAGAAAAGTTATGACACAAAACCAAATAGGAGAATATATTAAAGATGCCGTATTTCCGCAGAATGTTGAACATCCTAATGGCAATGTTACTTCTTTAGGCTTAACCAAACGTGAATACTTTGCAGCAATGGCAATGCAGGGATATATTGCAAGCGGTTTAATGGACAGATGCGGTGAGAAAACTCTTGCATTGCATTCAGTAACGGCAGCCAATGCTTTGATTAAAGCATTAAACAATACCGATAATCCAAACTTACAACCATAACACGGCAGTCATGTTAGCGTAATCGGGAATGAATACCGACTTGGGATAACGCCTTCGCATTGTAGCGGAGAGATGCGGGTTCGAGTCCCGTACATGGCTCTAAATCACACCGGCTCTGATTATCCGGCGAATCAATGGCAACACTAATCAATGCCTACATCACAAAGGCAAAACTTGAACAACTGCTGCAACAAGCAGACAAAGGAGTGGCTTTCACAATCGCAGTAAATGATGAAGCGAATGCCTACAATCAGAATGTATCTCTTTACCTTTCGCAGACAAAGGAGCAAAGGGAATCGAAAGAACCTAAGACCTACTTTGGCAACGGGGCGGTTGTGTGGACTGACAACAAGGTAACACTTGCACCGAAGAAAGATGTACCTGCTGAAAACAAGGTAGTAACTCCTAATTACAAAGGAGATCTCCCATTTTAATCACACGGGGAAGGGTAACTCCTTCCCCTTAATTTTGCCCACCATGACAATCCACCAATACCTCCACAACAAAGACATCCGCACAAATACTACTGCAAGGCTGAAAGATGGCAAATGGTACCGTTACATTGGCGGTGCATGGGTGCCGGAAAAACAGTTTCAGTTGATGTTTCCACTACCTGCGAAGATCGGCAATGATTCAAGTAACCCGAATAAAAGAGCGTTATATCTTGATTAATATGACACACGGATCATTATTCAGCGGAATTGGCGGCTTTGATTTAGCTGCCGAATGGATGGGATGGGAAAACGTATTCCATTGCGAATGGAACGATTTTGGACAAAAAGTATTACATCATTACTGGCCTAAAGCAATTTCATATCATGACATCACTAAAACAGACTTCACTATTCACAGAGGAAAGATTGACATCCTCACAGGTGGATTTCCTTGCCAACCGTACTCATCAGCCGGAAAACGAAAAGGCAAAGAAGATGAACGACATCTCTGGCCGGAAATGCTGCGAGCAATTAGAGAAATTCAACCACGTTGGGTTGTGGGCGAAAATGTTCTCGGCCTTGTTAATTGGTCAGGGGGATTGGTATTCCACGAGGTGCAAGCTGACCTGGAAGCTGCGGGGTACGAAGTTTGGCCGTATGTACTGCCAGCTGTATCCGTTAACGCTCCCCACAGAAGGGATAGGGTTTGGTTTGTTGCTAAAAACACCAAGTGCGATGGATTCATATTCGGAGAACCTAATGAAGAAAGAGCAGAAATTCGGGAATTCAGGAACGCTTGCACAGGAAGTTCAGACGGGGTTTATTTATCAGAGGGGCCTACTCCCCACCCCAACGGCAATGGATTCAACCAATGCAACGGCAACAATGAAAAGCAGCCAAGTAAAGGAGGGTTCAATGCACTCGGTAACGCTGACACGGGCAATGAGTATGGGAATGTTGCCGACACCATGCGCAACGGACAGCCCGGACAAAAATACGGGCAAACGAGCGCAGGACGGTTTACAGAAAAGAGCATTCCAAACGACTGGCAAAACTTCCCAACTCAATCCCCTGTTTGTTCTCGAAATGATGGGATTTCCTCCCAACTGGACGGAATTACCTTTTCTAAATGGAGAAACGAATCAATCAAAGCAGCCGGAAACGCTATAGTACCGCAAGTCGTTTATCAAATCTTTAAAGCAATAGAGCAATATGAAACACTACCCCGAATGGCGGATTCGATATAATACCGCACACTA